TGGAATGACTGAAAATCGCAGTTTTCATTTTCAGATTAGGACCGATTGAAGGAAAAAACATTTCACATTTCTTAACGCATCTACTACTGTATGGTTATACAGTCTTTAGAGTAAAGGGAGGGTTAGATGGACACTCAAGATTTGGCACCGATAAACCGTAAGATGGCTTGCGTTCAGTTCATTGCAGAGGTGTCGCTTATAGCGAATTGCAAGCCATCCGATATGAAATTAGCAATGAGTATCATTGCTGAGCTAGCACATTCAAGCTGTGAAAATGTCCCTGAAGATGAAATTTTTTACGCCGCTGAATAACTGAGGGATCGTTATGCGTATTGAAATCATGATTAATAAACAACAAAAAATCAGTCAGGACATTCTTGCTGCACTTGAGGCTGAGCTTTACAGAAATTTCCTGCCGGTTTACCCCGATACTACTATTCGCATTCGGGAAGGTAGCGCCAACGGTGTTACGTTGAGCGGAGTCAGGCAGGACGATGACAAAGAAAATGTTATGGGCATTCTTCAATCAGTGTGGGAAGACGACAGCTGGCTGCACTGAGAAATGTCGACATCGACTTACCGTGACACACTTTTCGTTTGCGTGTTCACTTATCATAGGCAAGCCTGTTATCCTTGCGCCGAAAAAATTTATAGGTAAGTTTAAAGTAGTTACCTGAAACTAGGAATGAGTATGTACGCACAACCTCTTGAATTCATTGACAATGAAGAACTGACACTTTTGCAGCGGTATCAAACGTGTAAAGCCATGTCTAAAGGTTATGCGGCTGATTTTGAAAACGATGATACAAGGCTTGTACAGGCTCGTTCTTATTGTGTAAGGGTTTTAAAGGCTTACTGGTCATCGGTTGCTGAAAAGCACAGGGCCTCCATTGCCATAAAACCAGTTACGCCTTCTGTGCCTATTGATGATGTTGCTATAGATGCTGGACTGCTGGCAGAGAGAACGGGAGAACTGATTGCTTTATTTCCAGTTGTAGATGCAGGATTTTTAATCGGTTCGATTTATACTGTCATGCTGCCTGCTGCCTACCGCTCTGAAAAAGGGGCGTATTACACTCCACCTCCACTTGTTGAACGTTTGCTGGATATGGCAGAAAAAAGTGGAGTGGATTTTTCAAAAGCATCAGTTATTGATCCAGCATGTGGAGGTGGAGCATTTCTCGCACCTGTTGCTTTAAGAATGCTGAAAAATGAAAAAGGTTCTTCACCCGAATGGATCTTCAGAAGGCTGGTTAAACGACTCAAAGGGATTGAAATAGATCCCTTTGCCGCGTGGATGAGTTTGGTTCTTCTTGAGGCAGCTGTAATGCCTCTTTGTGTAAGTACGAAACGACGTATTCCAGATTCGGTAATTATAGTAGGTGACGCACTCATTCAGGAAGACTTAGGACAGTTTGACCTTGTAATGGGAAATCCTCCCTATGGAAGAGTGTCACTTAATCCTGAGTTACGTGCGAAGTTTTCTCGTTCGCTTTTTGGTCATGCAAACCTGTATGGGCTTTTTACTGATCTTGCCGTTCGGTTGATAAAACCTGATACGGGTGTAATTGCCTTTTTAACGCCTACTTCTTTCTTAGGTGGACAATACTTTACTTCGCTCAGAAATCTTTTAACTCATTATACCACGCCATTCTTTTTCGATTTCATCTCTGATAGAGACGGTGTCTTTGACGATGTGTTACAGGAGACCATGTTGGCAACATTCAAGTCAGGCCAGCATAATAAAAAAGTTTCTGTTTCATCATTAATACCTAAGGGGCTTAACAAGGCAAAAACGGAGAGCTTAGGTAAGGTTGATATCGAAAATGGTGGTAAGATCTGGTTACTGCCTCGAAAAAAAACAGACGTCACATTTATAAATAAAATCAAAAAGCTAGCTATGCGGCTATCTGATGTGGGCTATAAGGTGTCAACTGGACAACTTGTTTGGAACAGATTCAAACCACAGTTAAGACAAATTAAGAAGAAAGGCTATTATCCTCTGATCTGGGCAGAATCTGTTACGCATGAAGGATTCAAATTTAATGCGACCAGAAGAAATCATGTGCCATTTATCGAAATAATGAAAAATCAAGAATTTCTTATAACAAGAAATGAGTGCTTGCTTGTTCAGAGAACTACCTCCAAAGAGCAGGAAAAGAGGATTATGGCAGCAATAATTCCTCAGGATTTTATAGATGATTTTGGAGGGGTTGTCGTTGAAAATCACGTTAACGTAATTAGTGCTGATGCTTTGTTCTCAGGCGTCAGTGCCAGCGTCATTGAAAAAATACTCAACTCAGCGACTGTCGACAGAATATTTCGCTGTATTAGCGGGAGTGTGGCTGTTTCAGCATATGAGTTAAATGCTATCCCATTCCCTGATTTAAATAAGTTAACTGAACTGCAAGGTTACATTGAATCTGGCATAAGCCCTTCTCAACTGGAAGGAGTTATTGCAAAAATATATGGAGTTTCTGCGTCATGATGATGCCCGACTTACCCCAAATATCTGAAATACACAGAAGACTTGTTGACATATTTCCTGAAGGAACTGAGAACAGGAATTATGTTATTAGAGAAATGGCGGCTAAAACTATTTTCGTCATGCTATATGCAGGTGCTATTGACGGTAATGAAAGATGGATTAGACCCAGCCAGGTAACGGATATGGGTAATGAGCAGTCAGCTAAGCAGTCCTTAACTGAACGTACCACCTGGCTCAGCGATACTCTCTCCAAAAAAAGCACCAGGCCAATTGACGCCTGGTACGCTGCAAATTCCCGAGAGCCGGTTAGGGATGAAACGTTGAGAGGTGGTTTAATACCTTGTCATGCTGTTCTTGAAAGAAAAGGTATCCCAACAACGTCCTCTAAGCCACGATATTGCCTCAATGCTTCTTTTGCTGAGCTGTTCAACCCAGATCTGAGCAATGAAGAATTGACTCATAAGATTCAGGATTGGCAGGAAACTCACCTTAATAAAGCCGCACTAGCCAGAATACGGCTTATCAAATCAAGTATTTCCGGTTCTGATGAGAGCCTGACTGTGACATTTCCAGGCGGAGAAAAGAGAACGCTCGCGCCTGGTCCTTCAAGTGTGATTGCTAAGGAAGTTATTGAAGTTTTTGCACCGAAATTCCTTAAAGTCCCGGCAGTGCTATGGCTTTCAGAATCAGGTAATAAAGTGGTAACCCGTGATGAGCAACTTGCGAGTTCCTTGGGTCTTAAGATAGATGCCTCCAAAGCATTGCCTGATATTATTCTCGTTGATCTTGGTGAAGATAAATCGGGTTCCGATATGCTTTTCATATTCACTGAGGTAGTCGCTACAGATGGCCCGGTTAATCGTGAAAGAAAGGTCGCATTAACTAAAATTGCTGCTGATGCAGGATTTAGTAACAAAAACCTCGCGTTCTTGACCGCCTTCATGGATCGTGGCGCATCGCCTTTTAAAAAGGCTATTACAGAGCTTGCTTGGGGGTCATACGCATGGTTTGTTTCAGAACCCGAAAATCTGATTGATTTGCGCGATGGGCGTGCGATTAAACTTAGTGGTGGCCTGGATACTACCGACTGATTTAATGCATACAGTTACTGCATGAATCCGCATGATCTCAAAAGGATCTCCGACGCTCCGGCCCGCCAGTACTGGCGGGCTTTTGTTTATGTCATGCAGGTGCATGAAAACCACTGCATAAAGCGGGCAGGCGTGGCGGGGATAGCATTGCGCGCGAGGGGTGCAAACATGTATGCGGAGGCTGCGCCAGCGGCACGGAGGCGGGAACGGCGGCGATGGATGAATCCGAGGCGCTGAAAACGAAAAGCCCCGCAAAACGCGTCTGAACGCGTCTGCGGGGCCATGAAAACAGGGGTGATTTTTTGCGGGGTGGTTTAATCAGGCGGGGTTTATTTTGAGCCGCCCGGTCAGGCCGTCTTTTGCTCCAGCTCATAAGGGCGGAACGTGATCACCTCTTCGCCCAGCCAGTTATTGATTTCCTTCAGGCGCTCCTGCAGCGGTGTCAGTTCGTTACGCACAAACACCTGAGACGCTTTCACCGCGTCGCCGAACCCGCCGGAATTGTCCGGGATAATCCCCATCATCTGCGGCGGCACGCGGTGCGCGCTTAACAGGTCATCGCGGCTGGCCTTCTTGATATTAAAGAAATCGTCTTTCGTCGCCACCTCGCTAAGCGGCAAAATCTTGATGCCGTCCGGCTTACCGTTCGGTGCGTACATAAACAGGTTACGGAAGTTGCCGATCCCTTTCGTGTCGCGCATCGCCTGGCGCATCCGGTCAACGTCGCTGCTGCTCTGTGCCGCGTCGGTCATGTACAGGATGTAACCGGCGTGCGCGCCGTTCTGATAATACTTGCGGCGGAACAGCGTAGCCGCCTCATTCAGCCAGGCGGAGTTGAGCGCGCTGAGGTATTCAGGCAGGCCGTAAAGCTCCTGATTAATATCCGGCTCCAGCAGGTGAAACACGCTGCCGGCCGAAAATTCGTGCGGCTCTTTCCAGTCATTCACAAACCAGTAAACGC